GCCCTGGGCTGTGGTGTCGGGGGCGGGCTGACCGATGTGCTGCACACTGATCTGGTCGACCGTCGCCGACCCCGGAGCGTGCGAGAACAGCGAACGCTTCCGGGCCCCACACGACACCCAGGCGGTCGGCAGATACGGGCACGTGGGGCGGATCTGCACGAGGGACTGGTCCTGCAGCAAATCGGCCAGCGCCGCGGCCCCACCGGCGGTGTGGATCAGGGTGATCGTCGACGTCGGGAGCATCTCCACGGCGTCGAGGATGATCGGGTCCCTGCGACGAGCCACAGTGAGCGAGATTTGGTTCCGGTCATGCGCCCACTCATCCCACGACCCGATCGTCACGGGAATGTGTCGGCCACGGATCGGGTCGGTGATCACCGGCAGCGCGCTCGGGACAGTCACCGTTGCGGACGCGGCGATGTGCCCGCTGATGACGACGTCGTACCGGGTCGGGTGAGACAACGACGCCTCGTGGTCGATCGCGACCAGAGACGCCGGCGCGGGACGTGGCCGCGACCAGCCACGCACCGGCCGCTCGACGTCGGCTGCGGTCGCCATCACAGTGATCGGCAACCCGACCTTGTCGGCGTCGACGTCGACCCGGAACCGGACCGTCCAGCCAGTGATCGTGGTGGAGATACTCACCATGCGGGGGCCCCTTTCCGGGTGTGGCGTCGCAGTTTGGCCTCGACGACGCGGGTGATGTCGCCCTCGTCGATCCCGACCGACACCACTGGGGTGAGGGCGCGAGCGAGGACGGTAGCGAGTCGGTCCACCAGGGAGTCGACGTCGACCGCGGCCGCGGCCGGTTCGGTCCGCACGATCGAGGCGATATCGAGCCTGCCGGCGTTGAGTGCGTCGAGGACCTGCGGGCCACCGATCCGGGACACCGCCTGCCCGGTGAGGACACCCTCACCACCCATCACCATCGCGAGCCGCTCCCGACGCCCTGGGATCATGCCGCCGCTGTGGAACGACGGGATGTGAGGCACCTTCGGCAGACCCAAGTTTCCAATTACGTTGTTCACCGGGGAGATGACGTTGCTGTTGAGCCAGCTGATCATGGTGCGGATCGGGCCCTTGATCGCGCCGATGGTGCGGTCGACCGCACCCCGCACTGTGGACACCATGCCGTCCCAGATCCCCACGACCCCATTTTTCATGTCCCGGAACCGGTCAGTGATGAACGACAGACCTACCTTGACTACGCCTTTCACCGCATCAATTCCGCCAGAGAACACGGCTCTGATCGTTTGCCACACACCCGAGACGATCTGCTTGACCCCGTCGAGCGCGCCCCGCCAGTCGCCCTTGAGGATCGACAGGAAAGTTTTGACGATGCCCTGGATCACGCGGAGCACCCCCCCGATCACCCGCATGATTGTGTTGAACACGGTCGAGACGA